CGTTGTAAAGCTTACAGTACCAGAACTTAATTCGTCATCTTGAGTAACAACAGTTACAACAGGCTCTGCAATACCGCAACAAGCCCACATAAATGGAACTGTTACAATAGCTTCTGTATAACTATGACCGCTTATAAATTCAACTGATTTAAATATAGTTTCTTCACCTAGATAATTAAAAGATTCTACACAAGGTAAAGCAATAAACTTTATAGGTTTAATTACAATTTGACCACAAATTAGTAGTTGATAATTAACTGTGGTAGTTTCAGAAAAGAGAATACTGTCGGCTTGGAAAGTTATTGCAGCTTCATTGTTATTACTAACATCACCAACATTAAGAGGTGTAATACCTAAAGGATATGTATCAGACCCTAGCAAAGTTATAGTATTATCTCCAGTACAGCATTTAAAAATCACTTCATCAGAAGTTTCTACAATTCCGATCTTTGTTATAGTTATATAACTAATAGGAAGACTTAAAGGAATGTTATTTATACATTCACATTCTACTTCAGTTAAATCTTCAGAACAGCATTTACCTAATTTTTTCATAAAACAAGTTATGTCTATATTTAAACAATTAAAAAAAGGCACTAAGCAAGTAAAATCTATTTCATTAGTTAAACAGCCTCTATTATAATCGTTTGAAAGTATGTAATTAGTAAGTAGTAAAACTTTACTATACTTGTCAGGAAGCTGTATACCAAAAGCAAGTTTTTTAATAGCATCATTAATAACTTCTTCAGTTAAAACAGTAAACAAAGCGTCATAGACTTTATTTTTTTTATGTACACTATCGTATTTATGGTAACAGCATACATCTGTATTTCCAGGAGTTGTTATACTAAACTGTGCCATAGCCGCAATTAGAACATATTTTATTAAGCTCTTTAATTATAGTTTCCATAGTAACAAAACTGCTATCAAGTTGTGATAATAAAGCTGTGTCAAGATTAAACCTTTTACTACTAAAGTTATTTTGCCTATCTATTAAAGACAGAAGCATAGTATAAAAAGTGTTAAACTTACATATATTAGCATCTAGTTGAGCTTGTTCAACAGAAGACTTGCAGTTGTTACAATTTGTACAAGTAAGTTTATTAATTATATCATCATAACAAGCTTTAATTCTACAAAGATTTATAACTAAAAACTTATAAGTATATAAAACAGCACCAGTCTCTGATAGCAAATTAAAAGAAGCAATATAAACAGCATCTTTAGCAGGAGCTTTAAAAGTAAAGGTGTCATAATTATAAGGTGTTTGAACATAGCTTGCAACTTGTACAGCTTCTAAGTTAAAAAGTTGTACAGACGCATTAATAACTCCATCATAATTATAATAAGCTTTAACAGAATAAATATCACAAGTCTCATTAGTAACAGTTATATAGCCGCCAACAGTAATAGCTTTTCTAAAAGAGCAAACTCCACAACAGTTTATAGCTTGTACTTGAATTATATGTTCTCCAGGCTCTGTAAAAGTTAAAGTTACAGGGTCTAAAATATCTCCATCGTGGTGATTAAAAACATCTAAGAGTTCTCCATCTACTATAAGCTTTATTTGAACTATAGCCTCACTTTCACAACTATTATTAAAATCAAGTAGATAACTAAAAGTAACTTCTTGTCCTATCTTAATACATTCACAGTCGTTTTGTTGTTTACAAGAACAGCTAAAATCTTCTATACAAGTTTCGCAGTTAAGGCTAGTATTATTAGTAAAGTTGGTTTCTTTTTGCTTATTACCACAATTCATTAATAAACTTACATTAGTTACACCACTAGACTGATTAAAAGTAAAGTACTCTTCATATTCATTAGTATCTACGCTGTAAACAACTTTAAGGTTAGTTACAGTTTGAGTATCTATTAAAATATCTATTCCAGTAGCTACTTGAACTCCTCCTATATACCACCTAACTTCACCTAAAGAAGGATAACTTTTATTTAAACTTATAGATGTTTTTTTAGTGCAAGCATCTTTAGCCCAAATAAGTCTAGGATTAATTTCTTGTGTTAATGAGGTTGTAAATACAATATCCCAAGTAAGTAGTTGACTAGAATTAAATAAATTTATAGTAAACTCTTTATAAAGATAGCTTGTATCGACAGGCACTATTTTAAAAGTTTTAATTCCTGTTGAGCTGACAGATGAGATATTTCCTGTATTGTATAATACTCCGTCTATAAAAAGGCTACAATCTAAAGGAGAACCATACTCATCTAAATATATTAACGAAATTGATTGCATAATGATTAAAAAAAACCTTTTATGATTTAAAGTATAAATCATAAAAGGAGTTGTAAAAGCTTACTGACTTTTATTGCCAGCTTGCTATAATAGTCTGTAAAAATGCAAGCAAAGCAGTATAACCAGATGCGCCAGTTTTTATATAAATAGTCATTTGCTTTTCAAAGGATTTATAACCGCCATAACCTGCATCAGGAACTTCATCACGATAAGTAATAACAATGCAGCCACAATTTTCTGTTACTAAAGCATCAGAAGGTTGATTATTAAGTCTACCAGTGTCGTTGTGCGCACCTCTATGACCGTAAGTCTTTTTAAGATGACTTTTAATTTCAGCAGGAGTACCTATGCCTTGATTAGCTGCGGTAGTTGTAAATGTAGCAGAAGAGTAACCAGTACCAGTCCACAAAGAATCTGCAACACTACCGCTAACTTGAACAATATTTGCGTGGTTCTGTGTCCAATAATCAGCCCAAGTGTCTGTGGAAGCTTTATAACTAGATTCCATAAACACTTTAAAAGTCATTATAGTACCTTGAAAAATTCCTGTAATATCGGGCATCATTCTTGCTTGAACAAAGATAAGAGCAGTAGCAGTTGCATAACACTGAATTTGCTTAACACCGTTAAAAGTGTGAGTAAGCCCTTCATTAATTTTTGCAGCAAAAGCAGCAAGTTCTGTTGCAAGAGTTGTACTACCCATTTTATGCCATGTGTTAAAATCAAGCGGCTTTTCTAACACTCTTGGGTCATTTAAAACAATCTTGATATTAAGAATATCTCCTACAACAGGTGTAGTAAAAGTTGTAATTCTTTGCGCATAGTTTAGAGGAGCTAAATAATCTTTAGCATTTATGCTTACAAAGTTTTGTTTTGTAACTTTTCCTACTTCTCTACTTCCTCTGACAGCATCATAACCCTGAACTATAAAAGCTGTCGGAATAGACACCGCAGTATCAATAGGAACATAGTCTTCAGTTGCTACCATAAGCTCACTAGCAGCAAATGTTGCTCCTATTGTTGTAGTAACTGCGCTAGCTAATGCTGATTCAGTTGCGCTTCCTGACCAAATATCACTATAAACAACGTTTTCAACGTTCCTTTTCATATATTTAACTTAATGGTAATTGATTTGTTATATTAGAAACTGAAGGGTCTCCAATAGATATAAGCATTTGAATAGCAGAAAGTCTAGCAATTTCCTTAGCAACAGCTTCTGGAAATTCAAACTTTAAAGTCTGCCAAAATAAAGCACCAGGTGTAATAGTGTATGTTACTCCATATTTAAGTTCAGTAGGCTTTTTAATGTACATCAATAAACAAGTTCCAACATCTAACTTTTTATTAGCTATAATAACTATTTGATTATCAATTCCATTTTTATCACCTTTAACAATTCTATATCCTACAAGCCCTAAATTAAAAGGACTTAAAAGTAAATCGTTAATCTCGTTATGAGTCTTTGTATGAACTTCAATCTGATTTTCATCGTTTACAGGAGTAGTCAAGTTAAGTCTTACTGATATAGTTCTAAAATAATCAGCAGGCTGTAAGTAAGTGTAAGTATTATAATGTTTACTTGCAATCTTCTGTGTTGTTACTATTTTAGCTAAATTTTCATGCTTAACAAGATGCGCTACTTGATTAATACGACCTTCATCACTTTCAAAAGCAGTTTTAGAAACATTCATACCGCTAACAACTCCATTTAAAAATTGAGTAATAGCTAAATTAATACAAAGGTCTCTTGTCTGTATAGGAAGCTCTGGTGTAGTTTCAGTAGCCATCTTGTCAGCAATAGTAATTGAAAGTTCGTGAAGGTCGTATATAGTCATAAACTACTACTTTGCAGGAGGAATCGTACCTGCGTTACTTGCAGGTACTGGAGTGTTGTATGTAAAGCCTTTATACGCAGCTTCTAAATCTTTTTTAAGATTAAGAACTACACTAGCATCTTTTACAGATATAATGTAATTTAAAACTGCGTCATCAGAGTCTCCTAGATTTACTTCTTTATAAAACCAGCCGTAAACATTCCTTTCAACTACGTTAAACTGGTCTAGCAAATTAACCATTAAGCGTATGTGAATATTGCTAGCAGAGCATTTTCTGTAAAACTCTAAAGGCTTAGTTTCAATAGCAGTATAAAGCTTAGAGTCTGCAATTTCAGCTGTCATATTAGCAACTTTATATCCAAACAAAGAACAGTAGTTTACTTTGTCAGTAGCAGAGAGTTTAGCCATAATGCCATAACATTTGGCTTTTACTTCAGCTACACTGTTAATAGCTTTAGCTTCTTCTATATAATCGTAAACGTACAACGATTGATTGATACTAGTTTGTTTAGGACTATCTCCAATTTCAGGATTAAATAAAGGCAAGCAATTGTAAAATAATTGATGAACAGGATTACGTTCAACATCTAATACAAATCTACCTCCTGGAGCTGTGATAGTTTTAGAAAGTATATAGTCTTCATTCCAAGTAAAACTTCCGTTAGTTTCTTTTTGAACAAATTTAGCTAATCTTGGGTATTCAGCTATAAATGTATCAGGAGTTAGATACGTTTTTCTATCTTTAGCTAAAAAAGCAAACTCTTCGTTTATAGTTTTAAAATGAAAAACTCTGACACCACTAGGGCTTACGACTGGTTTGTTATCTACTCCTATGCAAGGTCTAAGTTCTACTCTACCTTGCGCTGTTGCTGCTTGGCTCATTTGTTGGTTTGTTTAAAGTTAAGGACGAATCTTAATTATACCGCCAGTATAAGGATTTTGAATTTGAACAAGGTACTCGCTAAGCATCCATACAGTACAAGCATCTTCACCAGTAGAACGCATCGGACCAAAATTACCCTTACCGTTGCTATCACCGTCCATACCTTCTTCAGGAGTTACAGCACCGCCAGTCCACCAAGATAAGAAAGAACGATTCTTTTTACCTGTGCCTTTAGCAAGAATGTTAATGTTAGGCTTACCATTGTACTCTCCAGTATCAAGGAAGTGCATATCATAACTTCTTTCTGTATAGCCGTGAGGTCCAATAAGCTTTGTATAAACAGACTTGTCGTTAAGCATAGGAGCATTAACGATTGTAAATTCATTGCCAAATAGCCCACGATAAGTAACCCACTCATTACCAAACTTCAGCTTATTACCTTCTTTAGTAACAAATTGAGTATCTACAACTTGAACATTTCTACCAAGTTTGTTCAAAAGTTTTTGAAACTCTCTATACCCACCAAAGCCTGTAACACAAAGAGTTTTACCGCCTTCACGACCTTCTCCTGACTTAGAGTATAGAGATACTGCAAGAGTCTCCATTAAGTCTTCAGTAAGAGCAGGAGTATGAAACACGTTTTGAGAAAGCTGCGCACAAATACCATTACCTTGTTGTACAGGTCTGCCATTAGCACCCATCACAGGAGAAGTACCATCAGCAAGACTTGTACTACGGCTATCCCAAATAGAACGCTCTCTTTGACGAACAAAGTTTTTAAGCTGTGTCCATTGTTGTTCAAACAACCAAAGAGTAAGCGGTTTATTACCAGCACCAGCAGTAGGAAAAGTTATATTAACAACATTGTCAGTAGCCGCTCCTCCAGTAAAAGTATAAGCCATACGGTTAATAATCATTTGATTATCATACATTTCTCCAGTAGAGCTTTTAGCACCGCCACCAATAGAACCTTCTTCAAATGCAGTGTGAGACCAACCTACCATTTTACCAACTTCTAAGGCTTCAGCAGAGATAAAAGCACTTGTAGAATTGCCCATAATACGGAAAGCATAAGTGTAAAGACTACCAGTTACAGTAGGCTCTCTCATTACCCTTGCTTGATTGCCGTCTTCAAAATTACAAACATCACCGACAGACCAATAGTTCTCATAAAAAGGAACTAAAAATTCAGTGAAGTTAAGTCCAGTGTTAGGAGTAGGAGTAGCAGCACCAGCAATAGGCATAGCACGAGTACCTCCACCAACAACTCCCCATCTGATTTTGTTAGAGCCAATAGCTTCAAATCCGCCATCAGAGATTGAGCCTGCTTTACTAGAACCAGCTACAAGGTATTGAAGTATGCCGTAGTTATCAGCATTACTACCAATAGCCAACATAACTAAAGGCAAAACCATAGGCTGTGTAAGAAGAAGAGTACTAAGAAAGTTTTGGTCAACATTAGTTGAATTAACATACTTAGCTCTTTGAATAATTGCGTTCATAAAAACGATTTATTAAAAGTGAATTAAACTAGACTATAACAGTTTTTCTAAATTGGCATTAGACCAATCAGTAACAGCGGATACATTAGCAGCAGTAGAATTTTGATTACCTCCAGAAGTTCTCGCAAGTTTTTGTTTTTTCTGTTCAGCTTCAAGAAGTTTTTCAATCTCTGATATGTTAGCATTAGATTTAATAACACCTCCATTTTTAAACAAAAAGTAAGCATAAGCAAAAGCAAGTGCGTTTTCAGGATTGTTAATATCTTTTTGATAATCAGTAAAACCATCAACACTTTTTTTATTTAAGTAATTAACGAAAGGCTTTCTGTTATCTTCTGTAATATCAAACTTAATAACTTCTTTATCGCCTTTTACAATAGCCTCTGATAACGCAGCTAAATGAGCTTGTCCTTGTTCATAAGCAATACGTTCAGCTTCTTGCTGTTCAAATTGACTAGCTTCTATTTCACGAATTTTAGCAGCTTTATTATTTGAAAAAGTTTCTTGCTCTTTAGCGTAAATCTTTTCAGCTTGCTTCTTTCTATTTTCAGGAGAAAGTTTTTCCCAAGACGCTTCTGCCATTTCATTTAAAACTTCATCACTATCAGCATCTTCTTTAAATCTGGCTTTAAGCTTACTAATTACAATGGCTTTTTGAACAGCTTCATCTTCTAAGTTTTTAACAACAAAGTTACTTTTAATTACTAGATTATAAGCATCTTCAATATCCATACCTCTAGTAACTAAGTCGTTAATTTCTACAAGCTGTGAATTAGTAAATCGACTATCAGCTACTGATTTAGCACTGTCTTTTACAAGAGCTTCAATAAAACCAGCCATGTCTTCAAAAGAGTCTTCAGGCATGTAAGTTTCTTGATAAGGAACACCAAGAGAATCACATAAATTTTGAACAAGAGTTGTATAAATCTTAGGAGACTCTTGTTGAGTTGTTTGAGTAGCATCAGCAGGATTAGCAGACACTGTATTAGCGTCTACTTCTCCAGGCTTTACTATTTCAATTGCTTTGTTTGCATCTGTTTGCATAATATGTTAGTTTGAAGTATTACTTTGTTTGGCTTTTTGAATATTTAATGCTTTTTCTTTAAGTCTAGCATCATCTTCTTGTTTCTTTTTATCTAGTTCTAGCTTTTCTCTAGCTAGCCTGGCTTTATCAGAATCAAGTTGATAATACTTCTCTTCTAAAACATCAGGAATGTTGTTATTGTTGGCATCAAATACTTGTTTTTCTTGACCCATTTGAATCCTTCCTGCTGCGTTTATTCTAGCTACGTCTCTTTGAGTGTCATTATTTTCATCTATTTTGTATTTCTCAAGATTTTGTTTTTCTGTTCTTTCAACTTCTTTTTGTTCAAGTTCTTTTAATTTAAGCTCTCTGTCTGCTTGAGCTTGTTCTGCTTCAGCTTTTCTTTGGTCTTGTATTTCTTGAGTTTTGGCGTCATCAGCTTGAATTGCTAAATACTTAGCTTCTGCCATAGACGAAGTTTCAGTGATAGCTATATAATCTTTAAGCTTTAACTGTCCTACTTTCCATAAAGCCTCTAAGTCTGCTTTAAGTTTAGTTAAACTTTGATGCGCTTTAATAGAATTACTTACAAACACATTTAAGTTTTCGTACTTATAATTCTTAGGGCTTATCTTAGAAGTTTTTCTAATTCCGTTGCCACTTACAGTTGTAGTTATAACTTCATCACAATCATACAAAGTTTTACCGACATTCATCAGATGTTGCATTGTACGTCTTTTAGCAATGTTATGAGGAATAAATATATGTTCAGTAGCTAACGAAGATTGAGATATGCTTCTTTGTACACCTCCAACAGTTTCTCTATTTTGAACAGCACCAAGTCTCTGATTGCTAATGTTAATTAAGTCTTGAACTGTATTTTCTATCATATCTAAAATGTTTAGATTAGATATAATACTATTGCTAAGACTTAAATCAAAACTGCTGAACTGATTATAAGTAGAACGTTGTCCATCTTCACCTGTTTGAGAACTATCAATAAAACTAATACCATGAACAGTTAGATAGTGAAACCACTTTTCAACATTCCAGCCTTTTTTATTAGGAAGTTGAGCAATATCCATTGTAATCCCTGCGCCTTTAGCTCTCATAAGAGCCATATGTAGATTGTACATATTAGTAGCGTAAAGAAACAAATAATGCTTTACAAGTTGAGTAATACTGTACTTTCCTATATAACCAGTGTAAGATGAATAATCATTTAAAAGACTATCTACATTAGTATAAGAAGGAGTCATAGGCTTAATGTCAATATAGCAATCATCACCAAGCCTTGTAACGCTATACCTTTCAGTTCTCCAGAACCACTTAATCTCCTCGCCTAATTTTTTATCTACAACATACTCCTCATCTACAATCTTTTTTATTACCAAACCTTCACTAGAGTAAGTCTTTAAAATTCCTATCTTTTTAGGAGCTTTAAATTCATACCTCGTAACAGATATAGCACTAGGATAAACACTAAGTGTAGGATTAAACGTTTTTCCTGTTAAGTAATTGTAATCGTCCTCTGATAAATGCTCATAAAAAGTATCTATAACTTCTTGCAAAGACATTTCTTTTGTTTCTTTAGTATAAATACTTTTAGAAATATCGTCTTCGTCTTTAGGCAGCTTATAGTGAAAGTTACGCAGATTAACTAAACGAGTATAAACTTTATCGTTTATTTTAGTAGTATGATAGACCTCTTTATCACAAGCTATTATATGATATAAACCATTAATAGCTTTACTAAAGAAATCAGTCTGCTCTAGAATCATCTCTAATAACTGTGAACCTTCGATTTCGCTAATATCAGAAGAAGATAAACCTACATAGTCTTCTATTTCTTTAACACTTCTAAGAGGTTTACCGTTCTCTCCTTGAATAGTAGGAACTTCTGGGTCTATTATAGCGTTAGGAGGAAACTCAACATGATTTCCTTCTACTTGTTTAGCAGCCTTAGTAGCAGCTACCATAAAGACTTGTTCATAGAAAGCTATCATAAGCTTTTCTTTTTCCTCTAAAATCTTTGTTCCTACTTTAGTACTTTTGTTTATAACTGAATACTCAAAAGGTCTAACAGTCTCTTCTCCTTTAAGCACTGCTATTTTAGGAGTAAATATGTCATAATAAGAAAGTTTAACAGGAAAGTTATCCCCAGCTATACCTACATTAGATAACATTTTAGCATGCTTAGTTAAATCCATTTTACCGTATTCAACTATGTCTAAATTCTCAATGTCATCTTCGCTAGGACTTGTTATATCATTATCAACAACTCCTGTAAAGCTTATAACCCATCTATCAATAGAGCCATAATGGGCAATCTTTTCAGCTCTAGTTATTTTAGAGTTTACAAGTGCTGGTAAACTATTAGCAAATACTACCATTGTTAGAAATCTTTAAGAAATGCGTAATCAGATTGTTGTTCAGTAAAAACTTTATCCCAGCTAGTTTTAAAAAAGTCAGTAGCTTCTTCATTGTTATGTATAGCGTCTGTATCAATTCTAGCCATACTTTCATCACATAAAAGCGTAAGACCAAAAGCCATTAAACGGTCAAAGTTTTCGTCCATGTTAGCGGACATCAGTTCAACTAATAACCATTTAAACATCACCGTTTCTGTAAAGAACCTATCTTCATCTAACTTCTCTAAAAGATAATTCTTTATCAGCTTTATTATATAAAGCTTTATTTGAATAGTCATGTGAATACCATAAATTCTGTTTACAGTGCTATTCTCAATAAAATCTTTAATGTGCGAAGGTTGTCTTTTAAGAAGTTTAAGTTGATTGTATTTAGCAAAATGAACTCTCATTCCTTTACCTTGATTCTCATAAAGCGTTTGAGCATTATACATAAGTAAAAGTCCCATAGCTTGTTGATAAAAATGAGCATCAGTTAAAGGACGACCAGTATATTCAGCTACAAGAACTTTACTAGTACCGCCTAATGTATTAAACCGTTTATAAATAAAGATACTTCCAAGTGAAGGACTAGACGTAGCAACGTCTTCATTATAGGGGTCAGTTCCAGAAGCGTATAAATTAGCAGGAACTTCGCCATTTATCTTTTGAGGAAATTCATATATTATAATGCAACCTTCTTTGTCATCAGAATCTCTAACAGGAAAAGGAACTTCTTTTGCTAAACTAGAAGGCTCAAAAACACCCTTACCATTAACAATTACTATTTCAGGACTGTTAGGGTTAGTTTTAAAATATCCTTTAACCATAGAGTCTTCAACATTGTTTACCATAAGATAATCAAGTTGAATTTGCATAAGAGGCATAGCATCTTTAAAAAGATTACCACTACTTCTAAGAAATGCCTCTCTCCAGTTTTTAGGGTAGTATTGAATGAACTGCATTAAAGCAGTAAGAGTTTTACCTTTACGTCTTTCCTCTCTAACAGAGTCTATGTACTCAATACCCTTTGCTTTATCAACTACACCGTTTTTATCTCTAAGGTCATTAAAAGACTTATAACCGTCAATAAAATAACAAATCTTTTTCTTAGGATTATCAGGGTCTACAAAAGATAAAAAGTTATAGCTATCAGGGTCTTCGAATACTTCAGCAGCTTGAACACTACCTTTCTTCATATCACCACCAGTACCAAGACCAACAGGCATACCAAAGTATTTAGTTCCTTCTTTCCAGCAAGGTTCGGAATTAGTTAATGCTTCTTTATAATTGTCAAACATTCCTATTTCCTCAAATACAAATCTAAAAGAACTTATACCATTACCAGCAGTAGGGTTATTTCTAAAAAGTCTAGAACTTAATTTACCACCAGTTAAAATATTTTCAAATTGATTAGTATCTTTGTTTCTTATAGAATACCCTAATTCTAAGTCTCCGTCAATAGAAGATTTAAGAAGAGGAGGTTTAAGTTCTGTACCAGATAAACCACTAATATGTCTATAAACTTGAGCCATGTAATCGTTCATCTGCTTTTCAGCAAAAGTACCAACAGCGACCCATTGATTAAGAAACGTAATAGGGTAAACACTAGCGTGCCAAGTTATCAGATTTGTTTTACCTAACCTACGACCACCTACAAGATTAAGACCTTTTTTAAGTCTATCAGCTTCGTGAAAGTAATAATCAATCTCCCAATCAACATCTCTAAGTTTAGGTAATCCGACATTCTTACCTTGACCTTCATCATCAGCTAAAAGAATACTACCAAAATTGACATAACTCCAAAGTTCAGGAGTTATATAAACACCTCCAACTGTGTAACCATTGTAGCATCTGTCTATGATAGTATCCCATAAAGTTATGTACTCTGATGTCCCACGAAGTAAGTTTTTATAAACACCGCTCTTTATGTCTCTACCAATATCAGTAAAATATTCTCTATTAATCATAGCTTATAAAGTCAAAGTGTCTTAGTCATTATAGTTATAAATCCATCTTCTATAAAATCATACCTTTTATAAGTTCTTGTAGAAGTAGGCTCACAATAAGCAGTAATAACAACGTTCTTATAATTAGCAGTTATATATTCAAGCCTAGCTTTAAATAAACTGTCGTAAATTCTTTCATTTCTAAAAGCTTCACTAACAAAATCGTCATGAAATAAAACATGCAAACAACCAGTATGAAAAGTAGAAAAACTGTAACAAACTTTACCTATTACAGTTCCCTCTTTATTGACAGCTTGAAAGTAGTTCTCTTTATGTTGTATTGTGTATTGCATTGTAATGTGTTCAGAAAAAGAAAGAACCCTTAGGCTTTTATTACCACTTAGCTTTAGGACATTTATTAGCCTTACCAACAACAAGCCCAAAACTATCAAAATCTCCAATAGGACAGCTACAAACGCCACACCGCATCTTACTTTCTTTTTCTGACACAGGTATTACAAATTCGCAGCTAGTACAAATACTAACTCTACCAGCAATAAAAGAAGTGTCTCCTTTAACAGTGCTAATAGCACTATTAGCAATATGAGCTACTCCTTTAACTACTTTTTTTGCTTGGTCTTCCAACCCTTTTACGTTTGCGTTTAAACTTGTCGTAATCAAGAACTTTTTCATAATCTTTTACTTTAATAGTTCCAAACTTAGGAAGTCTGATTGGGCTAATGTCTCCAATAGCAATAGCAGCTTTTACAAATTTAAATTGTAAATCAACAAGTTTTCTTACTTGTTGTGTACTCAAACCAAACTTAGCAGCAACAATATCTACTATATCTTCTCGGCTTTTAGACCTTATCATTTGCGGTATTACTTATTTGCATATAACCATGACTAGAGGCATTCTCATTATAAGCTTGCTTATTATGATTCTTTTGATAAGTATCTTCATAAAGCATAGATAAACTCTGATTACCCTTCATTTGCCTATTCTTAGCTTTTTGAACAGCAGCTATAAGAGCCTCTGCTTTTGCCATCATATCAGGAAACTTAGCTTGCAGGTTTAACATTCTGTCCATATTTTCAAGAGTTACAGGAGTGGTATTCATAAGATTTTTAAAGTCATCAATCTTAGCATACCATGCAATTAAACCTCTTTCAATAGCTCCTTTATCAAGCTCTATGTATTCGTTTATACAAGCTTTAACAAGTACAGATGTAGAAGCGAAATAATTCTCATGTTTAATGAAATCTTTTTCTATACGTTTAATTCTAGCAGGCTCTTCAAGTTGTTGGTAAGGACTTTCACTGTCATGTATTAAATGTATAGCCCACATTACAGTACTACTATCAGTCTTACCTTCACTAGCGTCTACATCATAAAGTTTTTTAAAACACTCAACATCTAACGCATGACTATTAACTTCCCAAAAGTTAGTACCATATAGATAAGGTTTGAAAAATTTAAGCATAATTTAGATATTAAAACTTTTGTTAAATACATGTTTAGTAGTAGGGTTAATTACAGCTTAACGCCTAACCTGCGAATATATAATAAAATTTTGGATATATGCAAATTTTTATGTATCTTTGCTTTATCGTATATCAACAGTACGTATATATATAGGCACAATAAATCGTCTAATTTTAAGCATTTAAGTATGGAAAACAAGCCAACAGCACCCGAAAAAGGAGCTAAAACACAAGAAGTCAGTAGAGAAGTTACTGTAACTACTCCTGCACCTGTAACTAACGAAGCTATTATTGCTAGCATTAAACAATTTGATTTTAGTTTTGATGATGATACTGCAAAACTTTTAAGACTTATTACAGATGGTATTGCCAAAGCTAACCAAGAAGTTATAACAACTTTTAGAGACGCACTACTTCCTAAACTTATGGCTCCTGCTAAAACTGAAGAGTTTATAGCTGCTTTACGTCTTGAGCTTATGCGCACTAAAAAAGAACTGGTAGAGTTAAAAGCTAAGCCTGCAACTAAATCTGTAAATGCCGACAAGGAAAACGAAAAGACGGAATAAAAAGCTATCAGATTTTAAGAGTTTAGCAGCTCGGATACCTTACAACAGTAAAAGAGCTGCTTTTCATCTTTACAGCGAAGAACTTAAAACTTATTATTGTAGCAGAGAAGTTCCTGATGATTTATACATTATTAAAGGTACAGAAGCTATAAATATTATTACTAGTCCAAAAGATACTATTAGAACCTGCACTCACTGTTTAAACTCGTTACTTATATCTCAAGTTATTACAAATTTTAGCACTTAATTATGGAAAATAAAATAAAGCGATTAAGAAACAACATAGATTCTTTAATTGCCTTTAATGATGTTATTAAATCTAAATCTGAATCTCCTTATATCACAGAAGTTATTTTAGCTTTTAGAAGCCTGCAAATGGCTAAAGGACATTTAGGTAAATGTTTAAGTTGTTTAGGAGAGCAGACTCCTTACACAGAAGCTAGTACAGTAGAAGAAATTCCTGGAAAACCCCAAATAGATGTTATAAGACGTGATACTTTTGCTAAAAGTTATAATAACTTAAATGCTTTACAGCTTATCAACCTTACTAGAAATGAAGTTAAAATCGTATCTGATAACGTTTGGAATATTTACTGTATGAATAATAGAACAGATGTTACTAATGGTAAATTTGACATTCATTTAGTAGAGGCTTTTAAAAAGCTCGAAGAAGCCAGTATGTATTACGGTCTTGCTCTTAGAGTTATGAAAGACACTCATGACCAACAGCTTGTCTCTTAGTTATAAGCTTATCCGTTTATCTGCACATGCCTGATACAACCAAAGAAGAAAGAGAAAAGCTTGCTAAATCAATAGAGAGCTTAGAAAAAAAAGTTGATACCCTTGCTAAACTGGCTAGCATTATAACTACCAATAGTACTATTAAAGATTCTATCAATAATAATAACGACAATAATTTAAAAAAAGTTAATGCTTAATACTCCTGATGTTATGATTTCTTTAACTCTTGCTGTTGATGCAGGAGAAGGCAATTTAAGTATAGACAAGCAAGTAGCTTTGTGGGCTTCTGATATACTATGGCTATCTGATACTCCAGGCGGTACTGTTATTTATCTAACAGAAAGATTATCTAGAAGTCTAAAAGAAAATATATCAGTACTTGAAAACATTACTACAATACTTTCTAAAATTAATGCTGCTAGTAAATCTACTACAATCAAATCATTATGACTTATAATTTTAAATTAAGTGAGCATTTTACTTATACTGAAATGATTCGCAGTGAGATTGCTGTAAGGAGAAATATAGATAATACTCCTAATAAACAGCAAGTACAAGCTTTAAAGGTTTTATGTAGCAATTGTCTTGAGCATGTAAGAGACGCTGTAATTTTACATATCAGTAAAAAGAGCTTAGATATTAAACCTTTTGTTAGAGTTACTTCTGGGTTTAGATGTTTACTAGTTAATAGATACGCAGGCGGCTCTAAAACCAGTAAACACATGAAAGGAGAAGCTGCTGATATTCATGTAGAAGGTATAAGTGTTGAAGATTTGTTCATTCTCATAAAAGATAGTGGTATTGTATTTGACCAGCTTATTCAAGAATTTGATGCTTGGGTACATATCAGCTTTAAAGCGCAAGGCAATAGACAGCAATGTCTTAGAGCTACAAGAGACGAAAAAGGCTCTGTTGTTTATTCTGGTGTAAAGTAACTTTAAAGCTAATCTCTCACAAAGAGGTTAGCTTTTTTAATATTTATCAAATGAAACATAATAAAAAAATTGGGTTTGTTTTCGAACTATTAAATGCTTTATTTAGGGTTTTTAAACCTGAACCTAAAACAAGTATTTGGTATACAGTAGACGACTCTACTGTTTACAGTCCTTTGTTTGCTGATAAAAGCAGCACTGTTTATAAATTAAAAGGAGGTTATATATTTCCTTCTATGCTTGATGCTTATAAATATTTAAACTATAATAACTTAAATTATTACGCTGTTTATAAAACTAACGCTACAACAAAAGATATAAAGAAATTTAAATTTATTGATAATCTTTATTATCTAGACTCTGATGTTATTATAACTTTTGAATATTCAACACTAGAAGAATTTAAAGCTATGTATCCTGAACTTTTAACAAACTTAATATGACAGACAAAGAAAGAGCAGAGATGCTTAAAAATCTATTTGCACAAGCTGATGTAAAGTACAGAAAAGCAAAGCATGATTTATATAATGATGCTTATAACGCTAGAAGTTTTCATAATGCCGAGCCTGAATTTGACCTTAACAGTCTTTTATTTAATTTTAATAATATTGATGCTGAAAAAAGAACAAATAAAAGAAGAAGAACTCCTTTTTCAGGTAAAGAGCAATTTGAACAAGACTATCCGTTTAATGCTAAAGATATATTTACCAATCCTGAAAATCACACATTTACTGGAGGTGGTCGTCAATGGGGTAAAACTTACGAGGCTAAACAAGACAAGTTTTACACTAATTGTGATATTGTTACTAGAACAGAGCCTAAAAAACACACGCTTACAACTAAAGATGCTAAAGAATACACTCAATTTACAGTACCGTTTTAATGCTGTACAAAGAACTTACTCTAAGAGACAAACTTGCAATTGCTAGAGTTTTTACTTCTAACTTAATGGGCATATCTACATTAAACATAATACCTCTTAACAGTATTGGTGTTTATTTTTATGACTCTGAAGCTTATTATGATATTACTATAATATTACAACAGCCAATTGTTGTAGCTGCTACTAAAACTTTTAAATTAAATGATAATATTGAAACTTCTAAAGATATAGAACATTATTATTATCTTCCTGATTCTGATGCTTCTAAAAAAGTTAAAGCTATAATGTCTAAAAAATTAATAACCAAATAATGTTACCATTTACAATTCCAAAAAGCATTAAAACTAAATCCAACAAAACTGAAAAATTAGATGGTGTTGGAGACCCTATAATGTTATCAGAGTATAACATACAAAGTGCAGATAATTTAAAAGTCGGTACTGTAAAAACTGCAAAAGGAAAGCCTATTCCTACTGTTCAATCTTTAAAAGCGGCACACTCTTTATGGTCTTCTGTTAATCTTCTTAGAATTAAAAAAGGTTTAGAGTTTAATATTGCGCATGCAAACGGTAGAAATGTTGAAGGTGTACAACTTGAGATTGTTATTATTGAAACTATTTTAGCTGAAAGAAAGGCTAACGGTACTTATAAAAGTTACAGAAAGAATCAAGAACTTGTAATAGTATGAGTAATAAAATAGAGACTTCTAAATTAAACTAATAAGCAACAAAACAAAATCTGTTATGTGTAATCAGAAGGCTAAAATTAAAAGCAGTCTGATTGCACATATTTAACTAATTAAAATGAGTATTAAAAATCCAAAAGGAGTCCCTTGTCATTGCTGTGGTAAACTTGTATTTAATATACAACCAGCAAAGCTTAAAAACATAATTGTAGATGTTTGTAGAAGTTGCGCTTGGAAACCTGACTCTGGATACAGCTTTATTGATTATCCTAAAGAAGACTTTGACCTTATAGAAGTCACTCTTAACAAAGGAGGCGAGGTTTTAGCAACTAATATTGTAAATAGTCGTTTATTTGATGCTTATGCAGAAGGCAAAATAAGCTTAAAGATGTTATTTCCTGAAAATACTTACAATGAAGAAACTTAGAGACTTTTTAATAGACCTTGTGTTTATCTATATGGAAGCTTTTTTAAAAGTGCTGGGAGAAGCTAATGCTTCTAATATTGTTACTTGGTACGAAGACTACTTTGATATACCTAAAACCGAACCACATAAAGAAAATTAATATGTTCGATAAACTAAAACGTTTTAAATTTCCTGTTGATAAAGAAGTTATTAAAGAGCTTGTAGATTGTTTAGAGCTAGATGTAGACAAAGACCAACCTTACTACAATGGAACTAATCAAGATAATACAATTATAGATATAGACTTTACAGTTCACAGTCAAAATTGTAGACTTGTAATTGTTAGTGGAATTAATAATTTATATACAGCTCATTTTCAATCTAAGTACGTTACAATTGTAAATCTTGAAAAGCTGGATAATGTTATCCGTAAAGTCTTAGAGCTTGAAGATAAGCTACTCTTTAAAATCTCTAACTCCTT